GATCCTTTTGCTAAAGTTTCTAAACCAAAATCTTTTGCTTGAGTTAGTAAACCTCTGTTAGCCATTTCCATTCTTGCTTGACTACCTATAATTCCTTGATCAGCTAACGTGCCTTTAGTTGTCATTCCTGCAAAATCTGCACCTGGTGTGGTCATTGCACCTGTCAACGCTCCGAGTCCTGCTGATAATAAATTAATATCACCCTCACTACCTTCTTGAGATAATTGTCCTAAAATATTTAAACCACCAGAAGTTATAGCTCTTCGCATCATTGTTTGACCTAACAAACTTTGTATGCCAGCCGGTGCAAATACCGGGGCTAACGCAGCTAGATATGGTAATGCTGGTTTAATCTCGTTAGGTATTACTTTGTCTAATACCTTTGCAACTGGTTTGAAAATTTTTTTAAATAATCCCATAGTTTCTCTTTATAATATACGTTGAAAGCAAGTTCGCAAAGCTTGTAAAAAGGCGAGTGTAGTACAATTTACAAGGTTTTTATACATTCGTCAACGATCCTATATGTTAGTTTTACCACCCAAAGCACCTGGTCCCACCACGATATTTACACTTCTAGATATATCATCTTGTGTAGTATCAGTAACTGGGCTATCTACATCCTCTTTAGCCTCTGCATCTGATAGATATTCTCTACCTGTTTTAAGGTGTTTTATAGTTACCTCTACTCTTGGCTTATAGACTTTAACTGTTTTGCCGTCTATTTTTTGTTCTGAGTATCCTTCTTCTTGCTCTACAAATGGCATTATCTATCCTCCCTATTAATTTCTAGTACAGATGCAATAACATCTACTGCACCACTACTTGCTTGTACCTTTAATATTTCACTTTCTTTCATAATTAAAGGTTCACTCAATACTTGTTCTTTTTGATTAGCAGATAAATTAACATCATTATCTACTACAAAAATAGCTGCAGCTGCATCTACTAAAGTCACTTTGACAACTGCTGTACTACCGGCGTCTTCTGCTACTAATAAAGACTTAACAATAGCTCTAGAGTTTGATGGCACTGTATATAAAGTAGTAAGTGCTGTAGTTGTTAAACTTGTTTTTTCGTTTTTATATATATTTGCCATTAACCTAATCCTAACCAAGTAAATCGTTCTTGATCTTCTTTTTGTTGTGTTAAGTATGTTGAGTTTAATTGTTCTATTAAGATAGATAACGCTCTGTTTATTTGTCTTTGGTTATCTTCACTATATTCTTTTTTAGGTTCTGGTAATCTTACTACTATCTTTGCCATTATCCTCTCCTTCCGTCTGGTTGTAGGTCTACCTGAAACGTACCAAATCTCCACGATTCACCGGCGCCCGTATTTTCTATTTTAATATTTGCATAGCGTCCTCTGGCTCTGGTGTCAACTTTAGTTGTACTAGATGTAATTGTAAAAGGACTTAATGTGGTTGCAGCGCTTGGGTCTGCAGGAAAATCTTTTACAGATATGGTTACTTGATTGTTACCAGTTAATACTTTGAAGTTAGGTAAAAATCTACGCATAGCTAAAAACACTTCACTTTGATCTTTTTGTAAAGAAAAACTAAACGACTCAACAAAAGAAGTTAAGGCTGTTGTGCTACCATCAGGATTAATTTGATCAGTCCCCACCTCGTGTTCAAAAAATACAGTTTGACCCAAACCTGTTTCACCTTGAATAGCAGGAAAAGTTCCTGTGTTAGAACTATTAAAAGCTGTTGCATATGGTTTAGGATATACTAATGAATCAATCCAAGTTGTTCTCATTGCATTTGTATTTGTAGCTGTATACCAATTACCCATAGGTAAATTAGCATTATCTTGTCCATAATTATAAACTACGTATCTATCATTAAATGTAGCATTAGCTGTAGGGTACCACCAAATAACTTCTGTAAATAGATTGTTTATACCTGCACAAATTTGTTGACCTTTTGTTGTATCAATATCATCATAAACATAATCCTCAACAGAACAAGGCAGTGTATTAACTGTACCATCAAAAGAAAAGAATCCATTGTTACCCATCCAATATGCAACACCATCAATTTCAATTGCTGCATTTTTACCTATCAATCCACAGTTTGTACCCACCTGTTCAAAACCAAATGTAAATGGTGCACCAACAAATTTCATTGCATATAATGCATTGTCAGTCCATACCAGAATATTTTCTTTTGCAACTAATGCACCCATAATTTTTGTACCATCTTGTAGTCTTTGTGTGCCTGCGGTGTTGGTTGCTTCAGGTGTATAATTATTTATATCTTCATCAACAGAGAATCTTATAAACATATCATCTTGTGTTGTAGGTGAACCTATAGTTACCTCTGTTCCAAAATGAATTAAGTGACGTGTTGTTGGTGATATTAAAGTAACTCTAGTTGCAGTTGGATTATTTGTTGTTTCAAATCCTGATGTATTTGTTGCTGCTCTATTGCCTGTTGGATTAGCAGCTCCTGCATCCCAAGTAAATGTTTTACCATTTGCAATTGTTGCAACAAGAACTTCACCAAAATTACTTAATGACCAAAGTCCTGGTTCAAGAGTTACGGTAGATGCCTGTACCGCACTACCAAAACCTGCAAACAATGTTGCGTTTTGAACTAAAGTTCCATCAGAGTGAGCTTGTCCATTTGATGTACCAGCAGTTGCTGTTCCGTTTGTACCTCTAGTAATACCCAAAAAATTTGTAGCGTTTTTTGATGTGTATGTAATTAATTCATTTTCTACTAAAATTGTACCAGCAGCATCAAAACCAGTAGTTGAATCAACTGTAATTGAAGTTCCTGATCCACCTGTACCAGCAGTATCCGCGTTCAACGCTCCGTCTAAATTTGTTTGTGCAACACCAGTAATTGTTCCACCATAGTTTCCAATACCAAATCCATAACCATAAGATTGAGCTGCTGGGCCCACTACTTCATAAGGAGTAATAGTTACAGATCCACCACTAGATGCTGAACCTGCAGTAGCTGCTTGAATAGTTAAAGTTGTAGAAGATGGCACTGACAATACTTGAAAGTTTATATTATCAAAAGTTGCTGTAGTTACACCTGTTGTACCGCCTGGTAAAGTTGTTGCGCTTAATCTAATTATATCTCCTACAGCAATACCGTGATCCGCTGACGTTGTTAGTGTTACAGTTGTTGTTCCATTAAAAGTAAATGTTGCACCTGTAATTGCAGTTTTAAGAGGAGTTATATCAAATAATTGACCTTCAAAATATAAAAGTAAAAATTTATCTGTGCCGATAGCTACATATCTATTGCCGTCTGTATCAACGAATGCGTGTTGTTTTCTAGCTACACCTACGATTGTATCTGTTAAAAGAGAGGACCAACCACCTACTTTTTCTGGTAGGCCATATCTAAATCTTACATTATCTGAGTCAACCCAACGCCCTTCTGCTCCGACTGAAGTATCTTGTTTATCGATTCCAGGAGCAAACTTAATTTTCGTAAGCACTGATTACTCCTATGTTGTTTGGTTGTATACGTATTGCCAACCTTTGGTTGCGTTAGTGTATCTTAATTTAATCGATTGATTGTTAGATGTTAAATCTAAATTAGATGCAGCACCTCTTATTGGTTGACTGTTTCTATTTACAATTACTTTGTTTGAAGCAAATCCTCCAGTTGCTGATACATCCATTATAGATACTTCATCACCCATACTTGGACTAGCTGGTAGTGTGATAGTAACTTGAGCTGCTGCTGTATCAATTAATAAATTATCACCAGCCACTGCAGTGTATGCAGTAATAGAACTAGATGTAATTGCAAAATTACCTTTTTGCAAAATATCTAATCTTGCGTCTGTTCCGTTAGAATGAATTAACATTGTAGCTCCTACAGGAACAGCTATTGGATTTGATGACCCGGCTGTTTTAATACTTAATGTATATTTGTTTGCTGTAGTTCTGTCTGTTGCATCTTGAATGACGTATAATCTTGTAGCTGTACCACCTGTTGTAGATGCAGGTATAATTAAACTAATGTTAGCTGTCATTGTGCCAGTTAATTTAAGATAAATATTTTTACCGTTTGATGTTGCACCATCTGATAAAGCTAAAGTAACATCTGAACCAGATGTCATTGCTACATCAATTACACCTGATGTTGATTGTTGTAATACTTGTAAATTAGTATTTGTAATAGTTCCCCATAGACCAGCTTTTTCACCGGTTGCTACAAGTTCTAATGCTAAATCTGTTGAAAATGTTGATGCCATATTAGTAAGGTTTTATTGGTGTCCAAACCATTGTTGCTCCTGGTATAATTTCATTCCACGTAATAATCCCCACTTCGCCTGTTCCTAATGTCATAGCGGTAGCAGGTGCTTCTATACTCGCAGTTCCAGTAATAGTAACAGATCCAGTACGTATAATCAAGTTGTTTCCAGATGCTTCTACATTAGCGTCTGCAGAAACTGTAACGTTACCCGTTCCTAAAGTTAGTGGTGTTTTAGGTGCTTCAAGATTAGCTGTACCAACTATTGTTACTGTTCCAATACCAAGTGTTAGTTGATTACCAGTTATATTCTCTGTAACTGAGTTAGCTGTAATATTAGGATTACCTATACTAGCAACTAAATTGTTACCTGTTGTTATAATTGTTACTGTATTATCTGCTCCTACTTGAGATATAGGAAGTTGTGATATTGCGTCAAAACCTAAATTCATAAATGTCCTTAAAAGGAGACAGGGGGTATGTGGTGGTGCCCTGCCTCCATCTAAGGATTATATCATCGTTTAAACCAAGAAGGAAGACCTAAATGAGGACGCTTGTCGAACATATTATCTTTCGCTCCAGGTGTCTTACGATTGTTATAATGCAGAAAAACTTGTACGCATTCTTTACCTTTAAATTTTTCTCTCCAATGCTCTAGCTTACATCCAGAATAAACCAGCATATCTCCTGGTTTTAAGTCCACTCTAACACCTTTCTTACCAACTTCTCCAGATGGTTCTAAATATATTGGCCAATCATCTCCACCTAAATTCATAGTAGTAGATATTTCACAACTAAATCTATCTTTGTGTCGTTTTAATTCATCACCTTTTTTGTATATTCGCGCATATGTATACGCAGGATATAATTTTAACCCTGTTGCTTTTTCCATTTCTGGTTGGCATTTAAGCATCAAGGTTTCCATAGCTATATTTCCATAGTGAGAATAAGTGTCTGGTATTTGTTCGTCTTTACTCTCATAGTGACCTATAATATTTTCAAATGGTGAAAAGTATCTTGAGGCTTTGCAAGTATCATAAACTTGCTTTTGCATTAAAAAATAATTTGCAACAAAAGCTGCTAGGTCTTTTGATATTGCTTGTCTGATTACTGTATACTTTTTCTTTTTAAACATCTTTAGCCATTTCTTTCGGCACAGCTTGTATATTCCAATGTATAAATCTAAAAGGCTCAAGTCCAAAGTCTACTGCATACTCGTGTTCCAAGTACCCTGGAAATATAATTAATGAACCTGGTTTTGGTTTAAGGTGAAATTGTTCGTGACCTGGCCACACACCTTTTATGTCTGGTTTCATTCTTAATTTTGTACATCTTGCACCAGTTTTTGGTTCGTGAAATATTGGATATGATGTTTTATCACTGCACTTTAAAAAATAAAAACCTGATACGTGTTGATTCCAATGTATGTGTGCAGAGTGATGTCCACCACCTTTTTTAGCAAACTCTTGTACCCAAAGCTCACTAAATATAGTTGTGTATCGTGACATATCATAACCTTGATGATCTAAATACTCCCAAGACTTTTGACCTATATAATTTCTAAAATCTAAAAAATCATTATCAGCTGTAAGTGGTGTTGAGTGATATGATCTTCCAAAATCACCGTGTTTTTTTATAAATTCTTTTTCTCTTTTACGAGCTTCAGCAATATATTTATTGCTTGCTTTGTTTAATGACTTAACAAACTCTGGTTTTTCCTCATTCCATATTACAGTTGGAAAATAACTATTTATAAACATTATCTAAAAGGCCTCCCTAAATGCCATACTACAAGACTATATCTTGTTCCTGATGTTACTGGTTTAACTCTATGCCACACAAAACTAGGAAATACAATAATAGACCCTTTTGGTAATATCTCTTTACATTGTATTCTATGCTTTGATTCGTCTCTCATATGTGGATCATAGTTTCTAAAATCAAATTCTAATTCACCACCTTTGTATTCTGATCCATCTGTTAATTGACAAGTCATAGATAACTTTCTAATTCTGCCGTGTTCAGGATGATTAACATCTTTACGATCATAAGGTTTATCCCAACTATCACAATGCCAATCATAGTATTGGTTTAATTTATATTTTGTAAACTGGCAAGATTCACTTCTTTCCCAATCAAAATTCCAACCAGCATCTCTATTAGCTTGATGCACATAAGGGTGTAATTCTTTATATATCCAAGTATCATTAAGCCAAACTAAATCTGATTTTCTTTTTCTTTGTAAATTTTTAACTTCTTCTTTATTTAATTCTCTATCACCATAACCACCAGTTCTAGCCATAACTTCTTTTTGTTGATTAGCATAAGCTATAACATCATCACAAAATTTAGGTGTTAACACACCACTAAAATACCAATAGTAATTAGATATATTCATATGTTATAGTTTGCACAAAATTTAAATGATCTTTTTGATTGTTGGTTAAGTAATACATATTAGTTGATGGAAACATAATAAATTTATTGTTTTCTAATGGTATATCCCAAGACCTACCTTTACGTCTGTTGTCTTCATAATGTATTCTAACCATACAATCTTTGACTTTTACACCATATAATAATGTATAATCTGGTGAGTTACGTAGATCTACTGGATCTATATTTAATAATGGAATTGTAGTCTCGCTAGGTTTATAGATGTTACCCCACGTTTCTTTGTTAATTAAAGTAAAACCATAGTCCAAATTTATATGATCTCTCATATAAGTATTTAACATATCGAATGTTCGTGAGAATGGAAATTCTTTGTTTTGAATTACTGATTGTAAAATATCGCCTGATAATTTATCTCGGTCAATGTCCCAATCTTTAGGCATTGCCACATCACCATAATATAGAGCTTGTTCTGTTAATACTTTCTTCTGCATACCACCACCATTTTTAATTTATGCTTTATGATCTGTCAAGTCCCAAGACTGCCCTGATTCATTCCAAACGTATCCCCATTCGTGAGTAGCAGCTTCATTTTGTGATTGTTGTTCTGCAGTTAATGCAGGAGCATCACCGATTGGTGATTTCCATTGTGCAGTTGTAGTATCTTTTACCCAAGATGCATATGGTTTTTTAGGCCAAAAGATATTATTATCTTCATCCCAAGTATAACCTATACCTGCATAGTTTCCTCTAAATGCTTTTGAGTTATCACCAGAACTATGTTTATTAGAAGATGTATTGTAAGATGTTTGAATCCACATTTGTGCAGGCCAGTTATTATGTGTTTCTAACCACTGTTGACCTACTGTTTCATCTTCAACACCATCAGCATTTTTCATTTTATCATTATCCATAGTTAACACTTGGATAACTTTTCCGTTAGCTCCTAGTTTTGCAAAATGTGCCATAATGTTTCTCCTTATATATTAATTTTAATTACCATTCAACTACTGAAATTTATACCTAATTATTACTATTCCACTACCACCATTAGCACCAGAAGAAGATGATCCATTTCCACCACCACCGCCTCCAGTATTAGTTGTACCGTGGTCACCACCAGAATTATTTAGGTTACCATTGCCACCACCACCTAATCCACCTTGTGCTCTTGTAGCAGAAGAGCCACCTCTTCCTCCACCACCTCCAGCATATGCTCTTCCTGGTGTTGGTGTAGCCTCACCATAACTTGATGATGTTGTAATAGCCGTTGTTGCTCCAGCACCACCTGGACCTCCATTATTTGGTGGACTTCCTACAGAACCTGCAGCTGTTGCACCACCTCCGCCACCACCACCACAAGTATTATTACCACCTTGACCTGGTTGACCTTGAGGTGGATTTACTGGTGGTTGATTTCCTGTGCCTTCCACATTGGTATTTCCTGCACCACCGCCTGATCCTCCTGGATTTGCATTATCTGGACTTGGCCACGCTCCACCTCCTCCACCACCAGCGGACGTGATTGTTGAAAAAGTTGAAACAGAACCGTTAGATCCTAAACCTGGAGCTGATCCAGGACCACCATTTCCACCTCCACCGACTGCAATTGAATAACCTTGTACTGAAACAGGTAAAGCTACAGCGGGTGATGCTCCTAAAGGGGACGCAGTATAACAACCAGACGCTGCTCCTGGAGATTCTCTAAATCCTCCTGCACCACCACCACCGGCAGAACTATGACCTCCACCTCCACCACCGCCTGCTACTACCATATAATCTACTGTATTTGATCCACCAGAATTTCCTGCATCAGAAACACAAAAAGTTCCTGGCCCTGTAAATGCGTGAATTTTAAAATTACCACAAGTAATAACAGTTCCACCTGTTGCTGCAATAAATTCCGCTGTTGGCATTTCACTTTGCAAACCTGAATTTACAACTAACCATCCTCTTGTTGAATCTATAAAAACAAAAGTCACTGAAATACCTTCAGTGCTTAAAGTTGCATCGACAGTACTATCTCCACCAATTTTATCAGAACCATTTGCTGCTACCGTTACTGCGTTTGTATCAAAAGTATTTCTATAATCTTTAATTGCAACAATCGCTCCTGCAGTTCCTGCAGGTAAGTTAACTGTTATTGCGCCACCATTTGTGTCTACAAAATACCCTTCTCCACTGGCTGCTGTAAAGGTTGATGTTTTAACTGTTGTCTGCCAATCAACCGTTCCTGTTCTACCAAAACCTGTCTGTGTTCCAGAGTTTGTTATTGTTGCACCAGCAGGGATTGTAATAGTGTCTCCACTATCTCCTAACTGAACTGTACCACAATTTGTTCTTGGACTAATTTTATTTACTTTTACTTCACTCATAATTTTTTACTTTCCATTAAATTTATTTTTTTAAATAAAGTTGGTAATATTTTTGTAAAATTAATATTAAATGATATTATAATTTTTTCTAGATTTTCTTTTTGTTCAGTTGCTCTATGAATTACATAACTTGGAAATATTACAATATCTCCCTCTTTTGCTTCTATTTCAATTTTTTTGTTTTGAGAAAAAGGATCTATTAATTGTGTTTTTGCACATTTATTAGAAAACTGTACATAATAAACTCCAGTATAATTTTCTGCGTGTGTGTGCCATCCGTGTTTTCCATTTTTATTATATTGTTGAAACCAAATGTTAGTTACATCAACTTTTTCATAACCTAATTTTTTTGCATAATTTTCAAAATGATTTTGTAAAGATGGTAATATATGTTTAACCCATTCTCTATTTTTATCTTTAGATTGTGACCAATCTAAACGATGTATTAAATCACTATAATAATCTTGTTGTTCGTTTAAATAATCAGCTTTAGTTTCTTTGATTAATGACACTAAAGTATCTTTTAATTTTTTATGATCTTTAAAAGAATCTAATAAACAAGGTGTATTTAATTTAAATTTTTTCATTAAGAGATAACCCTATATCTTATTACTACAATTCCTGAGCCACCATTACCACCATTACCAGGTGCATTTACAGCTCCACCACCGCCACCACCTGTATTAGCTGTTCCAGCTGTTGCGTTTTGTCCCGTGGGTCCACTTCCTGATCCTGCTCCACCACCACCTGTTCCACCAGCTCCTCCAGGTGTGCTTTGAGAATTTCTCGTGCCTCCACCTCCGCCACCACCGTAAGCCACTGAAGACCCTGTAATTTCTGTTGATGCGCCAGCTCCACCCGCTCCTGAAGCTGGTGAATTATCAGAAGTACCATCAGAACCAGCAGCGCTTGCTCCTCCACCACCGCCAGAGCCACCTGTTCCAGGTCCTGGAACACCAACTCCA